TAACACAGATGAATTTGCTAAAGGGTCTGTACTAATAAGTGGGTTGTTAGCAGCGAAATACAAAGCTTCTGAAATGGTTTTGATTTGTAACGGCGTTATGTCATCTCTAAATTTTTTTTCATTTAATAACATTTTACGTAAATTAAAAGGTTGAACTTGTGCTGCTTTTTTTAAATAGTAATCTATAAGAGGATTGTCATCTGGGTTTTCATCACCCTTTTTAAAAAAACCTCCGCTACGCCTGATTGCGTTTAAATCTGCTTGTGGGGTTAGTATGTACTGAACAAATCCGTCAACATCTTTTTGGGTGACTGATTTCTTACTCTTTTCTGCCATATATCTACTCCAAATCGGGTGCAGTCTGTACGGAGGTAATATGAAGTACAAGTGTGACCACACCCTTGTTTTATCCGATTGTATCATTAAAAACAAAAAATACTAGATTCTTTTAAAAATTAAAATTGTGTGAGAGAAATCTTGTACTTGTATATGTATATATATTATAGGGTAAGTTTTTTGGGGGTGGGGGGTCTGGGATAATTGTATTTGTATATAAAAATGGGGGGTCTAGGGAACCTAATTGTTATGGCAATAAAAAAGGGATCTTACGATCCCCTGTTATGATCTGCTGATCTGCAGATTTTACGAGTGATACCACATATCCCACTTCTGCACGATCTCGTAAACATTCGGTTCTTCTTTTTTCATGATCTGATCTTTCAAATCTTTAAAGACAGCTGATCTATATTGATAACGATCAGGTTTATGATCTAGGAAACCATTATCCATAAAATAGTAGCAGTCCTCAATAAAAGATATTTCTCTTTTATTTTTCAGCTCTTTCTTGATCCATTCAACCATATCTTTTGCTTCTTCAATAAATGATCTTTTAAGATCAACGAAAGATATAAATAGATCATGTTTTGTTTCTTTATTGTTTATCTTTTGATAATCAAGAGCCATCTGTTGTTCTTTGTTCCAACGTTCTTGTGCGTTCATGTTAATTAACCTCCGTATTTGTTGTTTAACATATATGTATTATAGCTGATATTTATTACAATTTGTAAATTAATTGTAAAAAAAAGGGAGTTAATACTCCCTCTTTATTATTTGGATCAACAGATTAAATTATTCATATTCCATAAACCAAGAACATATATCCCAAGAAATTGTATCCTTTGGAACATTTACACATGCTCCGTCATACCAGTCTAAATACCAGTATTCAATCTCGTGTATTGTTTTATTCATATCGGTATATATTCTAAATTCATCACCTGGGCCACCCCAAGATAATTGTAGTCTATAATATCCCTCGCGTTGGTCATCAAATGTATAAGGCTCAACATAATCCCAACTTAAAGCTGTTTGATTTACATAATCAAATAAATCCTCGTATTCGTGAAAATAATCGCCTTTGTGTTTATCAATTACTTTTAAGGCTATTTGTTCGCCCTCTGTAGCGTTCTCGTAGTTCTCAAAAAACTGTTGAGCATCTTTGTATAATTGCTCTTGTTCTGCAAACTTGTCGGCTACTAGGTCAATACATTTCTTTTCTTGTGTGTTATTCATTATTACCTCACTTTTTTTGTTAAAAATAGGCAGTTTTTAGTTAGTGATACCTAGCACTAAATTTTATAGTTGGCTCTTGGCGTTCTCAACTACCTATATATAAAGCTTACACAGGTTTATACAGGATTTATGTTCGGTCAAGTTAGTAAGAGCAAATTTACCTCAACACTCCACGAACTATAAAATATAATATATTATACATGATATTCATTACAATTTGTAAAATAATGTGATTTTTTTTGCGTGTATGAGAGACTAACAAAGAAGATGCTATTTATTCCTAGAAACTCATACATATATTTATATTAATGATATTATCTCTTTACATTTTGTAAGTTATCCGTATAATAATAGATAGAGGTAATAAATTATGAGAAATGAAATAGATGATATTTTTCTTATTGAAGAAAAAGATTTTAATAACTTTATTAAAAAATATTCTGTAGCCGTTTCAGGCTCTACTGATTGCTTTAAAAATTGGAATGATGATGTTCGCAAGGGCGAACTAGATATTCCTATTCCTAACAGTAATTATGTTGCTATTAAATTACAAGATTTTATTACTATAAATAACGAGGATTAATTATGAATATAACTAAAAAACAAGCTAAAGAACATTTTGAAAACTTGTCTAATAATTGGTATGACGATGAGTGCGAACATTATGAAATTGAAAATGATTGTGAAAATGCTGATAGCATACCAACACATAAACTTAAATCTCACAACTATAAAGATTTAAGAATTTTAGAGGATTATCTTAATCAAGATGATTATCACGAGAAAGCCAAAGACATACTTTGGGAATACATATCAGATAAAGATATACCAGAAATAGAAGAGAGGTTAGATAATGTCTAAAATAGAAACTGAAATAGAAAACTACAAAAAAGAAAAGAAAGTAATGACAGATAAAATTAATAAATATAAATCTGAACTTGCTGAACAAAAAAAACTACTTGAACAAGCAGATGATATGGAAGCTCATGTTATTGGAGATAAAATAGGTTATCTCAAAAAAGAATTGAGACACTTGGAAATTGTTTTTGAAAGCTTTGAAGATGTTTATAAAAAATTTTTAGGTAATGAAATTGGAATTGAAAACATAACTAAAATTATGAAGGATTATAAGTGAATGTCTAATCCTACACACATAAGCAAACACGTTGACAATTGGTTTAAGGCTCGTTTCTTTGACCACTTAATGCACAAATACAAGGCTAAGACTTTAGATGACATTCATATAAAAATGCTTAGTGATTATGAACAAGAACTATATTTTAAAATCATAAACAAAAAAAGAGGTAATTAATTATGGAAAAACCAATATTAAATGCAGAAACTTGGGTAGGACTGTATGCAGAACTATCTGATTACATTTTGGAGTATTCATCTTTAGATCCTATATGGAAAACCGATAGTGAGGGTAATGAAATACCAGAAAGGACAGAAGAAAAGCAAGATGAATTTTTAGATATTGTTGATAAGGTTGAAACAATAATGAGAATGTTTTTAAAAAAGGAGCAAGACTAATGAAAGATATATATAGTTTAATAAGTTTTAATTTTGACAAAGATTTAAAAAATAAATCAATAACAATTCAATGGTTAAATAATTACTTACACGAACGTTCTATTGTTGGTGGACTTAGGACTAAAGAAATACAAATTAATAATTATTTAGAAGATTTATTGCACACAAAAAAGGAGCAAGACTAATGGAAAGAAGAATAATTGATAAAGAACTATTAGAAGATATTAAAGATACACTTGAACATATTGTATCTAGTGAAGAATGGGAAACTTTAAAAGAAACTTCTAGTGCCGATATATTGATTGAGAAATTAGAAAAAATAATGCTAATTAACGATTATTTTAAGGAGCAAGACTAATGACTAAACCTGTATATCCAAATCCAATACCAAAACACTTACAGCACTTATCTGAATGGAGATTAAGAGCATTATTTTATTTATTTAGATCACGATAGGAGGTAAACATGAATGATTTAAAAGAATACCTTGCAAATATGCAAGGAATGGAATGGGTTAGTTGGTATGTATTGAAACCAATAGCATTAATATTAACCGTTATAGCATTTATTATTTTGTAGGGAATGTCTGATGAAAACAATAAGTAGATTTACAGAACATTATTTAGACAAAACTAAAGTCAGAAAGGGAGATTTTGATTGGAATTTATATAACATGAAAGAAGAACTTACTGATGAACAAGAAGCATTAAGACAGTTAAATGCCTTAATTGAAAGTATTGCTACAGGGAATAATACATATACGCTTGATACTTTTCAAGCTGATATAAAAGAAGTTTTAGAGGAGGTGTCAGATGTATCTACAAGTAGTTGAATGTCTTAAATGTCATAAACATTATGGCGAAAAGAATAAATTTATACCTATATGTCCTTTTTGTGGGAATGATGATACAGAAAAAACAATTTATTTAGATCAAGAAAGTAATATTTATAAAGCATATATGCAAGGCGAGGAGTTAAAAGATGATTTATAAAGTTTACGGAAGATACACATACAAAGTATGTAAAACAGTAAAAGCAGATAACAAAGATCAAGCAACAGAAATAGCACAAGAAGAGCCTTTATGCGAGTGGGATCCTACTGAGCAAGATAGCTACTCAGAATGTATAGATCATGTATCTTTTCAGGAGGAGATAAAAGATGACAATACAAGAACTGATTAACCAATTACAAAATGCAATAGATGAATTAGGTTATAGACCAGATACACATATTGTTGTTGAAACAAATAAAAATGTGCATGAAGAAAATACCTATTGGGATTTTGATTTAGATTACTCAGATTACGATATAGAGAATAAGAATTGGAAACTAGCTATTAATGTTTTTGAGAATGAATAAACCTCAATACCGTATTAAACTAGTGTCCTGGAATGAAGTATCAGCACATACAGATCCAAATTTAGATCCACACTCTAAGTTTGGTTTCTTAGTCTATAAGCCTAAGTCAACCGTATATGACCAGGCTTTTTGGTATGAAACTAATAAACTAAGGTGGCAAGGAGTAGCAAAATATGTTGCACAATTACCGTAAAGCACATAAGATGAAAGTTAGGCACTCTTTTCACAAATATTACTTCATAACACTCCTCTCCGAAATAATTGATTGGAGTGCCTTGTAATGTTTGAGGGGTGGACTATTTTAAACTGGATTGGCTTCTTTGTTATCATCTACATTCTTACTAGTGCTTGGTTTAACAGAAGAAGAAGATAAATCATCCTCTACTTCTTCAATTACCTTTGGATCTTCTTTTTTAGTTTCAACACCTATCTCAATAATATTACCCATTAACTGTGCTAAACGCTGTTCTACTTCTTTTCTACTCATTTGATCTATTTTACCGAACATAACCTCTTTTCTATCTACTATCAGGCCACCAACCCTTAATAAAGAGTTTTGTGCCGATATTGCCGCATTAAAAGACCCTGCCGCAAGAGCCTTATCCCTAATATCATATAAGTCCTGGACTGCCCTATCATAATTAAGTTCATACTTCTTCTTAACTTCATTAGATAAAAAATTAAACTCTTTTCTAACCAGTTCATTCTTAAACACATTAACTGCCGCTTGGCGTGGATCTTTATACCCAGCTTTACTGGCACACTCTATCAAAGACAGTCTTGGATTATTTACAGCTATCCATACAAAGTTTCTTTGTCGTCTGGTAAGTTTGTTGTCTAGGTTGGCAAATTCAGGTGGGACTTCCTGTTCATCAGATATGATAGGTTCGTATTCTAGTTTATGTTTTTTAAATCCCATATTAAGCAAATTAGGGTGTTATGCTTATTTTAATACTACCTACCCCCACATTACCCTAATATGTATTCAGAGGATAGATTATAGATCTATTGTTTGTCAAGAATTATTTTAAAAATATAGATAGATTTCTTTATTGCCTATGACAATAATGACAAAAATGAAATAATCGTGAAACCCTTATAAACAAAGGCTTTGAGACCGTCATATATGTCATGACAATAATTGACAATAATAAGTGGGCAACAAAAACACTATGAATAATAGAGGGTATTCCTGTTGCCCTGTAGTAAGTTTCGCTTTACATTTGTTTTCAGCTTACTACTATGTATGCTCACTATACGGAAAGTTATTGCATACAAAACTTAATTAATATGGTCTATCAAATAAAACAATAAACAAGGCGGGTATTCCAATAATAGCTACAAAGAACCAAAAAAAGAATTGTAGTGCCTCAATCATATAAGACACTCCTGGCTATTATCTTCATCATAAAAGTTAATTAGATCTCCTTGTGGATCTGTTGGAGACATACCTACATTAATTTGATAATACTTTTTATAAGCATTTAACAAAGAATTTGTTTTCTTGTTGTTATAATCATCAACGGCTTGTTCATACGACAATCGCATCATCATATATAGTGTTCCTGACTTACTCATAATTACCTCTGTTTATTTGTAATAAATTAATTTTACTATTTGTATTGTAAAATGTCTAGTCTTTGTTTATACTTAATAAATATTTTGACGGAGGTAAACATGTCATTAGATCAAAACGGTATTACTTATGCACTTATAGATGCACAAGTAGACAACATTCAACAACAACAAAAACAAGATGCTTTGAACTACTCAATCTTTGAGTTAAGAAAAGCACTCAAAGAAATATCTGACGAACTTGATGTTTTAGTTAAAAGAGTAGAAACAATTAAGGAAGTATCATGATAGATAACCCACCACTACCAAATTCACTAAAAAGTCATCAGCATGTAGCTATTGGAGATACTATATATTTTCCTGATATGGATAATGCATATTATCATCAATCGCCTGGCGTGTCTTCATCTACCTTAAGGAGGTTTAGACAATCGCAGTTACATGCTATGCAAGAGGTGGTAGAGCCGACACCTGCTATGCAGTTCGGTTCTGCTGCCCACTCTCTAATAGTAGAGGGCGAGAACGCATTTAATAACGAGGTTGCAGTTATATCTGGATCTCCATACACAAATGCAAACAAACAATTAAAACGTGATTACGAAGATAGAGGTATGTTAGTAATCACACAAGACAAAAGGGATACTTTGTTTCGCATGAAAGATAATCTGATTGAAGAAGCAAAGAAGTTCCTTAACGTTGATCAGGGCGAGTATCCTGGTGTTTTTACTAAGCCGTATGAAAACGCCTTGTACTGGTGGGAGCAAGACGTACTCCTCAAGCTAAGATCTGATGTAATCAGACACCCAGTAGTGCAACCCTATTCAGATGAGTCTATTGTAGTTATTGATTATAAAACTACGAGTGATTGCTCCGTATCTGGATTTACTCGCTCTATCAGGCGTTATCAATACGATTTACAGGCCGCTTTTTACAGGAGAGGTTATGAAAGGGCAGGCTTTAAAGTAGAAGACTTCTTGTTTGTTGCACAAGAAACTAAACAACCCTACGCAACAAAAATATTCAAAATGCATGATGAGGATATGGACAGGGGTTGGGATCAACTAGAAAAAACGCTTGGAGATTATAAGGCCGTTAGGGATGGGGAAAGACCTACGATCTATAATACTCCAAGCATAGTTGAGGTTATGTTGGGATACGAGTTTGAGTAAAGGTAGTAAAACTAGGCCTGGCAATCATGATAAATGGAGCAAAGGTTGGGACAGAGTATTCAACAAAAAAAAGACAAAAGACATAACCAAACTTAAAAACGTGTGGGAAGAAAGATCTGTAAAAAAATGTATAAGTTGTAATAACAGCTACCCAAGAGATTACTTTCCTACAAAACAAAAAGCATATAAAGTTACACGGTTAGATATTTGCAAAGAGTGTTATAAGAAATAAGGAGAAACAAAATGAAACCTGAAGAAATAACGATACAACAAATGGCAAAAGCTATTAAGTTATTTAAGAAAGAATATTTTGATTACAGAAATGAATTAAAATCAATATTTGCTAAAGAAAGTGAAAGAGTAACTTTGCAAGAAATGGCAAAAAAATATAATTGTTATTGGAAAACTTTACTTAAGATTATAAATGAAGAACAAGTAAGTCTTGCATCATTAAAAAAAATTTGCGTAAAAATATTGGAGAAACAAAATGACTGACAACGTGAACCACCCCCCACATTACGCCAAACAAGGCTCTGTAGAGTGTATTGACGCAATTGAATCAGCTTTAACCTTTGAAGAGTTTAAAGGTTATTGTAAAGCAGCAGCGTTTAAATACATTTGGCGTGAAGATTATAAAGGTAATAATATCCAAGACTTAGATAAAGCAATATGGTATCTAACCAGGCTAAGAAACAAAATGGAGAATAGATAATGGATCTTAGTTTTTATGCTTTAGTCGGTATCATATTGTTAGTAATATATCAAATATTTTTGAATAAATGAGTTTAGAAAAGGACATACAAGAACTAGAAAAGCACATCAAGTATATTGAAATGGTATTAAAAGAAAAAAAAGATGAGCTATTTTGTTTGCTTGTAGAAAAAAAACAAAAAGACAAAGACAATAAAAAAGGGGCTTAACGCCCCTTAGTTTTATCCCAGATCGGGTGGAACTGCCGCAGGGGGTGGCGACATACCACCAGTATCCGCAGGTAAATAGCGTAAAACTTTATTTTTACTACCAGTTCTCTCATTTCCCTCATCATCAGTCCAGTTGTTTTCAACTTCCTTAAGAGTGAGTGTAAGCTCCTTGCCTACATAGTCCTGAGCAGAACTAGGTGGTTGTTTTACAAAACCAACAGCCTTACTAAGTCTAGTAAATATATCTGTTGATATTTGTTTGATTTCTTCTCTAGGATCCCACAAGTTAAACCACTCGTTGTGATCTCTATAACTACCTCCAGCTATCTGGAAAGTCATCTTTAAAGTCCAATTACCCTTTTGAGATTTGTATTTCTCAGCTTGAATAATCTTTGCAGGGTGGTCGCCAGACGGAGCCACTCCAGGCCCCGCAGGTTTGTCCTCCACCTCAACATACGTAATGTCATCAAAGTCAGACATTTGTTATCTCCTTCACATTATCTGTGTTGTTTGCTACAGCCGTAAAGCCTAGCTTTTCTATTAATGCAGTAAGATCTGGAACTTCAAAAGCTTCTAACTTACCACTCCTATCTTTGGCAACGTAGCCTTGACCAACTCTGGTTTGCAACCACCTGGCCTGAACTGCATTACCCTCCGCGTCTGTATCGTCAATAACTCTAAGAGCTAAGACTTCATCAAAGAAGTAAGTAATTGACTGACCCAACTTTGTACCAACCATTTTAGGTTCGTGCATAAAGATACCGTCACTATTTACCTTTTCTTCTTTACAAATAAACATAACGTGCATGTGTAAATCACGAAAGGCACGCATGACATTTGTTACAGATTCTTGAACCTCCCCGTACGCTTTACGAGGGTCTTTGTGTCTGGCTTTCTCCTGTTGTAATAACAGTTCGCTAATCTCTGATATAGAGTCAAGACAAACCGTATCGTATTGAAGTTGTCCAGTATTGAGCAACTCATGAAGTTGCATAAGTTCAGAAGCTTCTTTCACTTCTATAGCATCAACATTAGTTGCATCTTTAATAGATAACAACCCTGCCTCAGCACTAATTACTAACACCTTGCCTGGTGCAGTTTTAGCAAGAGATGTTTTACCTGCTCCAGCCATTCCATACACAAGAACTTTTGCTCCTTGATCCTGGACTAACTTTTCAGGCGTTACAATCCTGCTTGATAAATCATTATTCATAATATGGTTCCTCCGTAAATAAATAATTGATTTGCTAATTATACACTAAAAGATTACAATGTGTAAAATTAATTTATCAGGAGAGTAAAATGGAGGAAATAGAAAGTCTACAATGGATCGCAAATTATTACCACAGACAAAATTCAATATCTCGAGAAAAGCTAAGGAGGTTAGAGAGTATGGGCATCACACCAAAATTTAAAGATAGAAAAGTAGAAAGAATTACATTACCCATGTATATACAATTTTTAGGCAAAGAAAAAGCAGCAAAGGACTGGAACGTTTCAGAACATACTGTAGAGGCTTGGAGGTATGGGCATAGGCAACCGTCTGTAAAACAAGCGAAGCGTATAATTAAATTAACTAGCGGTAGGCTAGATTGGGAGTCAATATACGGCTCACTAGATGAATTAATTGCAGAAGATTAAAACATGTTTAATTTTAATCTGTCTGAGGGAGAGGCAGCGTTAGATATTGCACTAGCTTATTATGATGAGGGATATAATGTTGTACCTCTACAAAGATCTAACAAAAAACCTCCGCCTTTTTTAAAAGGTTGGGAGCAATACAAAAACGAAAGGCCTTGTAGAACTACCGTTGAGGAGTGGTTTACTGATCGCGATAATTTAGTTGTAGCTTTAGTTTGTGGTAAATTTATTGTTGTAGACGCAGACTCTCCAGAAGCTATGACTTGGGTAGAAGAAAATTTACCTACCTGTCCATACAAAGTTAGAACTGGCAAAGGTATGCATTATTATTATAATAATCCAGAAAATTACACTACCTTTGCTACAAGAAGAACAAACGATACGCCTGTTGAAAGGTTGATTGATTTAAGGGGTGTTGGCGGACTCATAATTGCTCCATTTAACCGTCATGCAAACGGTCAAATGTATAAGCCAATACCCCTCCCAGGTTGGGATATTTTTGATCATAAAGATTTACCAGACTTTACTCCAAAAGAGTTTGAGAAGATAACTGGAGTACCAAAGCATGATACCGCCAAAAAAACAGCTCCTTTTTCTTTAAACGGTGTTAATGAGGGATCAAGAAACGATAATGCTGCACGTATTGCAGGGTATTTAATATCCAAAAACCTTAACCTAGACTTTGTAAGAATATTCTTACACAACTGGAATAGAGATAACAAACCCCCTTTACCGCAACAGGAGATAGATTCAGTTGTAGATAATGTAAAAAAAACACACGATAGGAAAAATCAGATAGCTCCCCTGTTTGTGCAAACCAAAGAAGATATAAGACCGCCTGATGACTTATTTAATCCTCCAGGGCTGCTAAAAGATATGTATGAGTATGCAGAAGAAATAGCACAAGTATCACAACCAGAATTATCTTTAGTCGCTGCTCTATCACTTGCTAGTGTAACCTGTGGCAGGATATTTAAAACCGACATGAATAACTTTTCTAGTATGTATTTCATGTGTATTGCTAAGTCAGGACAAGGCAAGGAAAACATTAAAACCTTTGTTGAAGCAGTTTTGAACGCTTCTGAGCATGATAAATTGATAGTAGGAGACGGATATACCTCCAGTGGTGCAGTTCATTCAGTACTAAAAATGAGGCCGACACATATAACTATTATGGACGAGTTTGGTAAAAGACTAGAAAGCATAAGTCAAGCTGGTAATACTAATAAAGAAGATGGCATACAAACACTTATGGAAGCTTGGGGTAGATGTCACGGTACATTAAGACCAGATAATTATTCTTTAATGGGCATACAAGTAGAAGACATCAAAGAAAAGATTATGAACCGTGTGACACATAAACCTGCTATAACTATGGTTGGTTTATCTGTACCCAAAAACTTTTACAAAGCACTAAACTCTGGTCGTATTGCAGACGGTTTTTTAAATAGATTTATGGTTATAGAGTCTAAAGAACCAAGACGTGTATCTAATCTTAAAAAGATCAAAAGCCCACCACTAACGTTAGTTAACTGGGTTAATTATATTAGAAGAGATAGAGGTGGCTTATCAGCTCCTATGGTCAATAACTCTGAATATAACATACCGCAAGAGGTATTAGCCTTTGACCATGATTCAGAGCAGCTATTACAAGAGTTTGCAAGCGAAATAGTACAAAGACAAGATATATTAGAAAGAGATGGCCTAGAGCCGCTTCTAAGCCGTTCTAAGGAAAAAGCTATGCGATTAGCCCTAATATGTGCTTTAGCATCAAATGCCCAAACTACAACGATTACAGCAGATGTCACTAAATGGGCAATAGATTACGTTAGATACTACGATATGCTCTTTATAGAAGCCTGTAGAGACAAAGTAGCAAGTTCTGCAACCGAAGCTAAGATTAAGCAAGTATTGTCTTATATCAGGTCTAGGGAAAGCGAGGGCATATCTAAAAGAGAAGTTGACCGTCATGAACTATTTAGAAGCATGAAGTCGCATGAAGTTAAAGAGATTATAGAAAGACTTAAAAATGCTGGAGAGATCCAGGAAATAGATATTAAAGTAGGGGGCAAGGGCAGGCCAACCAAAAGGTTTGTTGCTGTAGATCCTACATTCTTTGAAGAATAGGAGGTAATTATGTTTAAAACACCAAGTTTTGAAACAATACAAGATAAAAAAAGAGAAGATAGAGTAGCAGGTTTTTTAGAGGGCTTATGGCAAGTAAGCTGTCATAAACTACCAGTTAGTTATGGTATAGATTATTGGATAGAATCAGCTGATAAATGGTACTGGTGTGAAATTAAATGCCGTAGTTTTGCCAGCACTAAATACGACACGTTCATCCTATCTGCAAATAAACTACGTAAGGGTGCTTCGTTTAGTCAATCTACAGGCTATCCTTTTATAACAGTTTACGGTATGACAGACGGTATTTGGATGCATGAATGGATGCCTGATCATGTTTACGATATACGTATGAATATCAATCCAACACCTAATTATGATGAGGACAACGAACCCTACATACACATACCAAAAGAACATTTAACATGTTTATCAGATGTGCCGTTAGGTTTTGATAGGGATGAGATAGGACTTATATAATAGGTCTTCTAAATAACTGTTCAGCAAAGTCTATTCTTTCTTGTGGTATGCCGCTTAACTGATCAGAAATTTGCACAGGTGCAACTTGTGGCAAACTTATATTAACTTGCGGTGCTGTGGTTTGTGGAGTTTGTCCCAAAAGATCCTCTACACTCAAATCTGGTACGTTTTCATCAATAAGTTCAGATGCAACATCACCTGCTCTTATTAATTCACCATTAACATATCTATATCCAAATTGTATTGCTGTTCTTCTTAATACCTCTAATGCTTGTGCTACTGATCCTTTATCAGTTTTAGATGCAAACTTTATAAAAGCTTTGCTACCTAGCATACTTTTAGCAAATTGTAAGCCTGCTAGTGTTGATAGAGATGAAAGTGGGGCAAAAACAACACCTGCTGCCATACCTGCAGCTACCAAAGCACCAGGAAAATTACCTCTGCCTATTTCTCCTTTTGTTAATACATCAATTGTATCAGCAAAATGTTTAAGGTCCTTTGCAAACTCTTTACCAAACATAGCTTCTAATGTTTCATCACTATATTTATCTAAAGCTGTGTTTAAGTTTTTTGCTTTAAAAATATCTGTTACGTTACCACCTTTGACGTTGTAATCAATAGCATCTTCTAAAAGTTGACCAAGGCTTGCTTCTTGCACTTTCGCAAAATCATCTGGGTCTAGCATGTTTTTTAGCCTTAAAATATTTTCACTATTTTTTGGTCTGAATATTGTTTCTACAATCTCACTAGGACTTCTATTTGGCAGTTCTGATAGATTACGGTTAGCTAATAAATCAGCCTCTCTAGCTGATGCTTTGGCCTGTGCCTCTAGTGCACTTATAAAAGCTCTACCTTTTGGTGTTGTGCCTAATCCATCCTGTCCTCTAAATACTTTTACTAAGTCTTCTACGTCCGCAGACTTAAGTTTTGGAGCTACTTTCACTAATTGATTTATAGTCTGTAGTATAATTGGACCGCTTGATGTTCCATCATCAGCTTTAAACAAAGAATTAAGTTTTCCTGGATGTTTTGATTCAAACTTTAAAATTTCTTTAGCAAAGGCAGTATAATTTAACGTATCTGTAACAGGATCTATACTTTTTTCAAAAGCATCAGAAAATAATTTTTGTGCAGTTTGTGTTTTAACTCTGTTTAAATTTGTTGCAAGATCAGCTTTATCAGCATTAATTAAATATTTATCGTAATCGTCAACCGCTTTGAAAAACTCATCTAACTGTCTGAGTGAACCGTTAAATATTAGTTTATCGTATACTTCATCAGGATCAAAAGCTCCTGTGCCTCTAGCAGCGTTTGTTATTTTTTTAATTGTTGCATCTTTAAAAGGTTCATTTAATTTTGCATTTAATTTGTCTGCTTGCCTAAGCAAATCAATACTTTCATTAACTTTAGCTATTTCATCAAACGACATAGTATCAAAAATCATTTTGCCTTTTGCGTTTTCTAATTTAATAACTTCATTACCTTTGAGTCCCAGAACAGTGAATATACTGTCAGCATTGTCTGGATTGTTTTTTAAAAAATCTTCTCCTTTTAAAGCATGTAAATCAGCATCATCAAGTAATCTTGTTAAAGTGTAAAATAGTTCTCTTTCTTTCGAGTCATTTGCTTGCGATATAAAAGCATTTAATTTTCTTTTTGTTTCCAAAACTCTAGTTAATTTACCGAAAGGCTGTTGGCCTGCAAATTGACCATCAAAACGTGGTAATGAATCACCTAGTTTTAGTATTTCTGCTTCTGCTTCCAAAACATTTCTTACATTTATGTCTCCGATTGGATCTTGTAAAGTGTCTACAGTTTTATTAGTTATGCCTTGTCTCGCTTTGAAATAGTTTATTGCTTGAATACCTTTATTTTTATAATATTTAATGACGTTATCTATAGCTTTTGCAGTTGGATTTGCTGGAACGTTGCCATCATATTTTGCTACACTAAAAAAAGCATCATCTACTTTGTTATACATTTCCCCAACTTGTCTATTTACAACACCTTTTGCATTACCTAATAAATCTAAAACTTGTTCTCCGTATTCTCGCATACCAGGAGCATCTCTATATGTTGCAGTTTCTACAAAGCTGTCAGCTAGGTCCTCTACAGTATTTTTCGTTACCTTTGCTGCTTCATTAGTAGCCATTTCTAAATTTCTTTTTGTTTGATTTACGGTCTGACCAATATTTTCTGAAGTAACGTCATCTACATAAGCATTAAGAGTTGCTCCTCTTTTTCTAAAAGAATCTGTCATAGTGTCAAATAATTCTTTTAAATAATTTATGTTGCCTTTCTCTCTTGATGATTTAAGAACCGCCTCTGCTATTTGTTGTGTTTTTGCACCTAAATTAACATCTAATCCTTGTAAAGCTATTGCGTATTTAGCATCAAGCAATTTAACTTTACCGTCTGCTACAGCTTTTTTTATTTGTGCTTCGGTTGCTTCTTTACCTAAAGATACATCTAATTTTTTAATATCCAACACGTCTCTACCTTTTGCAGCTTGATTTGCTAATCTTTGTGTAGATATTGGGGCCTTTGCACCAAAATACATTCTATATAACGCAGCTGAACCTTCACCTATTCCTTGACCAACAGCTCCAATAGTTAATTCGTATCCTAGTAATTTAGCTAAATCCTCTTTATCTTGTAGCTGAAAACCTTGAACTGCATCTGCAACTTCTTCAATACCCTTACCGCCTGCGCCTCCAACACCAGATCCTAAAATTCTTCCATAACGAACATTACCGCCTGTTAAGACTCTAGCTCCTTTATAAAGTCTGCTTTGCGGCAAAACACCATACACGCTTCCTATTACGGGTCCTGCTATTCCTGCAAAGTCAGCAATATCTGCTCTTCCTTCAAATTTATTAGCGTCTATAATTGTGTTTAATTCTAATACGGTACCGTCATTAAGGATTTTTGTTTGAACTGGCTGCCCCCTGGACCTTAGACCGCTAGGTGTTAAAGCAAGTTGTCCTTTTGAATTTCTAGTAAATCCAGACGATCCAACATAGTTTCTTAGTACTGATTCTTTTTCCTCATAAGTTTCTGCTCTTGATAATAAACGTCTTATTTGTAAATCATCTACACCTGTTTCATAATCAAAAAATAAATCGTTTATGACTGGGTTCAAAGCACCCTTCATGATTTGTGCTTTTACTAGCTTTCTTGCATCACTAGGGTTTGCAGCTTCAACGCTTTCAAAAACACCTGGAGCTATTTCTACTCTATAAGCAGGCATTATTCATCCTCTGGATTTAATTTTATGTCAATTTCTTCTTCGTTTTTTGATGGTCTTTGATTCTCTTGCTGCAAAGCCTCTAATATTTTAAATAAATCTGTAGGTGGAGGTCTTTCACCTGCTGCTGCATATCGATCTTCTAAATTTTGAAACTCCGTGCCCGCTTTAGCTTGATCTCTTTCTAGGTCAGCTCTTCTTCTTGCAATTATTGATAATATTTCATCTGATGTTAATGTTGCTCCACTTAAGCCCTCTAATTTTCCAACTAGCGTTGTTGCTAATTCAATATCTTTATCTGATAGTCTACCACTAGCTTGACCAAGAACTTTATCTGCGTTTCCAATTGCTATTTCTCTTAATAAATTCTCAACCTCTGTTTTTGCATCCATAGGCGCATTAGGATTTCCCAAAGCCCTAATTCTGTAGCCAAATTGCTTAAATAAATTGTTAAGCCCTGTAACGCTTTTTTGACTTAATATATTTTCAACTTGATTCAAAAAGTTAAGACTAGCTGCATTTTCAGCCATTGTGCTTGCATACGTTGTGTAATCTTTATCCATTTTATATCGTAATTCATCACTTAAACCACCTTTACCGCTAGCTTTTATAAGTTCAAGTTTTAAAGCTAACTCTTCTGCAGCCCTTTCCTCTGCCGCTGCAGCAGCACCTTGAGCAAGACCTGCCCCAACCTGTCCTGTTTTGACTAATGCAGAACCTACGTTACGTATAAATCTATCAAACTGTGGTGTACCAAAAATATCTGAAATGCTTGGTCTTTTATCTTTAACCGTTTCTGCACCTACAGTCGTGACTGTGCCTGCTTCTGCAGCTATCTCTTCTGCTTCATTTTTTTCTTGTTTTTCAAGATTGTCTTGAACTTCTGCGATTGCTTTATTAGCTGCTACTACCTCTTCTACTTTGAGCTTGTTAATATCTTCTTGTAATTGATCTCTTTGCTCGTTTATTGCATCCATTTCAAGGCTTCTATCAATTGCATAAATTCCTGAGCCTCCAAGTATCATCCCTTTACCTGGATCTACGCCTGGAATTGTAGGTATATTAATTTGTGTTCTTGGTGCACCGCCTTGTAATGGAGTAACCGTTGGTCCTCGTTTTATTGGTCTTTGGTAAAAAGGATTTAAAAGGTTTTTTAGTTTTTGTAACTTTTTAATTTTTTTACCTTTTCTATAAACTTTTTCACCCATTAATACGCTTTTGGTGCCTAAACCTAATTTTGTGCCAACACCAGAAAACATCAAACCAAAAGATAAATAATCTAATGGGTCTTTGGGGTCAAAAACCGCTAATGCGCTTGCTTCTAAAACTGCTGAATCAACTGCAGCTTGTAGTTCGTCTGCTGTTTTTCCAGTTGGATCTATACCCATTTCCAAAAATGCAGCAATTGCTTCTGGATCAGTAATATATGGATTTTCAATCATTTCCCCATAATTACCCCCCTCTGCTAGATTGTTTTTTGCTTGATTAATAATATCTAGTGTTTCAGCACTAAATCCAGGTAAGGGTGACTCTACAGTCCCTTCTCTTACTTCACGAGGAGAATAATAACCAGTTGAATATGATGGTGCGTTACCTAATGACATTTTTGTTTTCCATATTTGTTATAAATACCATTATCCTGTTGCAGTTTGTCCTGGTTTTAAGGCTGAATAAGTAGTAAATGCAGCTCCTAGCCCTGCAGCAGTTGGATCTACAGGTAACCTATATTGTGAGTCTATTACAGTTTGTTGTGCTCCATATCCAGGTAAAGATCTACCAACACTTGTAAGTAAATCAATCGGCCTATTTATTTGTCCCATTTGCCTTGCATATTGATCTCCAAACTGACCTAATGCTGCTCTTTGTGCCTCAGTAAAGCCTGATCTTCTAATATCTGATAATGATTCAGCTAAACCCCTGCCAAGTGCTTCTCTTCTTTCGTCAGCAGTTAATCTAGCTCTGGACCCAAAAGCTGATAAACCGCCTGTTTGTATATCACGTGCCCTAGCCGCAATATCTTGTTTTTCACCAAAGTCCATAACATCTTGTATGGTTTGTTGCACAACTCTATCCTCATACGGATTGTAAAATTGTTGTGTCATGCTTGGATCAAATTGTGTAGACGGTAGCTCTGCGCCCATAACATTTTGTGTTGCTTGTTGTAACTGATTTATAAACCCAGGTTGATCAGTAGTACCAAAATAAAGTGCACGTAATAATGGGTCTGATAAAACTTCTCTAGCATCTTGTTGTGCTAAAACAGGATCAATTTGAGGCCTGTAATCAGCAGGTGTTATAGTTGGGGGTACTGCCCCTACATCAGTCGCCACTGCAGCTGGCGTAGTAGGAGCAGGAATAACTGGTTCTGCTACAACATTTCCTATTTCAGGACTTTGTTCTTGTGGTATTGATATTCTAGGATCTTGGCTAACTCTTTCGATAGAGGTTATACCGCCCCCTGGACCGCCTATAGACATAAAATCATCACGACTTGGAGGCGTAATTGAAGGGACAAACGGCACAGGATCACCCACAGGCAAAGGTCTGACAATTGGATTATCTTCAATAATTCTATCTACAATATTTCTTGGTGGTACAAATATTTGTTGCTCTCTTATATTTTGTATAGGTAATTTTTCTAAAGGTGTGGGAGCTGGTATGCTTGGTGGTATTACTGGAGGTATAGGCATAGGTACTGGCGTTGGTATTACAGGTTCTACAGGTGTTATACCTGGCACACCAACATTTTCAATATTTTGTATGGACATAAAATCATCTCTTGGATCATCAAATGGTGATCTTTCAAATGGATCTCTAGCTGGTATTGGTGCAGGTATGTTAGGCACCGTTCTTGGTCTACCCATAGGAGGCTGGATACCTCTTCTGCCACGAACTATATCTCTTAATAATCCCATAATTAACTCATCATATCTTGATAGTTTTCAAAAAAATCCATCAACTTATCGTTATTTTTAAATCCTTGTTCTCTATCTGGTTTACCTGTTGGATAGATAGTTAAACTATCTTTATTTTTTTCTATTTTAAAACCGCCTAATCCTTTATTTGCTGCAGCAGTCATAACAAATTCTCCGTCAGACAACAAAGCAGGTATATCGTCACTTGTTTCGGTACCAGGCCCAATAGAGGGGCCGCCTACACGAAGATCAAGCTCTTGATTCATAGGTCCTCCCGCAGCCATACTTCTATTAACATCTGCTATTTGTTTTGCTTGTGCAACTAAAATATTTTGGAAATTTCTTGATGGTTCATAATCTATATCTTTTACTGCCCTTGCAAAAGTAGTAAATTCACCACCCATAATTAGACCGTGTTCAAATTTTTGTTTATCAATCTCATCTAGCCCTAAAATAGTTTTACTTGGATTTTCAGTAGCCAAAACTCTGTAAGCAAAAGATTCGTTATTAGGGTTTCTTTTATTTATATCAAATACTGCGTTTCCCATCTGCATACCTGGTCTTACTCCAGCATCAAAGCCTTGGAATACTTGTTGCGGCATAAGATCTGGTCTTGTAGATAACCGTATGTCACGTAGACCACCTTCTGTTTTTTCTGCGGCTTTTTTAGTTGCTAAACCGTAAAGAGCAGCTAGTCCCATTAGGCCAGTATTGTCGCCACCAATACCTTTTATTTTATCTTCTATACCTTTGATAGCGCCTGGTGTTTTACTGCTACCAAAACCTACGCTTGGACCAGAGCTTCCACCAAAACCAAATACATCACCTATACTCTTAATAATTTGGGG